CATCCATCTTGTGATGCCTGCATACCGATTGAGAAAAAGTTGGGCATACTTGAAAAGTAGGGAGGCTAACTAATGGCCCGTTGGCAATATCAAGGGAAAGCCGAAGTAGTCTCAACTTCTACGGAGAGGACGACCCCGGATAAGTGGCTGCCGACTTTCCCCAACTTCATATTCCGTAAACTCGCCCTGCCGACCGCGATACTCGCGGGAAGTCTCTTCTTATGCGACATACCGCGTGCCGAGAGAATAACTCTTGACAAATGGCAACCTCGCTACGTTGATCAAGTTCCAAAAGTTAAGCCATCCCTGCCCAGATCGATACAATCTGGGGCGCTCTTCTTAGGCGACATCCCGCGTTCAGAAAGCGTCACCCTCGATAAATGGCAGTCAGAATATCCGGATTATATTTTAAAGCCTGCCAAATCGAAGTTTAGACAACCAGAACCGCCATTCTTATGGGTTCCTCCCAGCGCCGAAACTATCACTGCGGATAAGTGGCTGGGTCGCTACCCTGATTATTTCCCTAAGGCAGCACTCTCTCGGGCGATACTCAGCGGTTCCCTCTTCTGGGCCGACATACCGCGCTCGGAAACGATTACCCTCGACAAATGGCAGTCAGAATATCCGGATTATATTTTAAAGTCTGCCATCTCAAAGTTTAGGCAACCCGAACCGCCATTCCTATGGGTTCCTCCCAGCGTCGAGTCCATTACTCCCGACAAGTGGCTGGGTCGATTCCCCGATTATTTCCCTAAGCCCACACGCTTACATTCGATACTGGCGGGATCTCTTTTCCTCGGTGACATTCCCAGGAAAGAAACCATTACCCTCGATAAATGGATGCCTTCTTATCCTGATCGCATTTTTGTGAAGGCGACGCTCTCGAGATCGATCTCGCCAGGCTCCCTTTTTTACCTGCGATATCTATTGATCGAACCGATCACGACGTATGCCGAGACCTTCAGGGCGTACCAGAAAATTATGACCTTTAAGGCGGAGGGACAAAGCTTGACCTTCAGGGCATACCAGAAAATTCTGTCTTTTATTGCAAAAAGGAATTGATTATGGCAATTGCCAGTTTCGACAAAGTATTTGAGAAGCAGCCATCCGAGCAGAAAACTATTCGGGCGGAGCTTGCTGATGTGGCCGAGAAACTCATCGTTAGCGGCTATGCGCTCAATGCCGTCGAGGTGAAGGTCTATGATTCGACAGGGACGGATGTGACCACCTCGATGGTCGAAGGAACGCCGTCCCTCGATGCCGTGAATTATTATGTCTTTGTGACGATAAAAAACGGAACGAATAGCACAGACTATTACGCCCGTTTTAAAACGACCTGGACCAAGGGGGGGCAGCCTGACCAGACAGACGAGAAAGACCTGCTCATCCAGGTGAGACAGATGGGATTTTAAGATCTCCTCAAAGAGGAGATCTAATTACACCGATTAAAGAAATCTATGTAATCAAGGGTTTAAAATCCGTGTAATCGGGATTTTTAATCCGTGTAATCAGCGAAGCAGCGAAGCAGCGAAGCGAATGAGCTATACCATAACAGAAATTGAAGACGCAATTATCAACACTCTCAAGACCTCGGCAATGGGATCGTATTGCAAAAAGATCGATTCCTATCAGATTGAGGGAGGCGACCTCGAAGAACAGATCCGCCTCTTTGCCGGGCAGCTTCCATGTGTCTTGGTCGTCTATTCGGGCGGAGAATTCGATCACCTGCTCTCAGGAGTTCAGGACAAATCAATGACGTTCTCCATTTTATTGTGTGCCCAATCATTAAGAGGAAAAGGAGAGGCAAGGAGAGGCCTGGTGGGCGCCTACCAGATGCTCGACGATCTGCGGTCCGTCCTGACGAATAGCGTCCTGGCCCTTAACATAGATCCACTGCTTCCGACGAGGGAGGCGGCAGAGATCAACACAAAGAACTTTTCGGCCTATTCTATGGAATTTAAAACCAGGTGTCGTTTTATATTGGCCTGAACTACGTGGAGTTCAGGCCCTGGAGTTATTTTGTAGCGCAGGGCTTTAGCCCTGCCTGGGAGGCCACACATGGAAGAAGAAAAACATACTCAGATCCCAACCATCAAAAAAGCGATCACGTACATCGTGGACGAAAACGGCCAAGAGATCGAACAAGTTCAACAGGCTGAGGCTAAGGCTGAGGTTGAGAAAGAAAACTCTTAATTTAAACCTTAACCTTAACCTAAACCTTAACCTGTGACGACTAAAAGGAGGAACGACATATGCCGATGAGACAATTTGCGACCCAAATCGCAGCAATAATTGAGACAACAGAGGGGACGAAGATGACGTTGGCGGCTGCCGACGCCTTTCTTCACAAGGGCCTGGCCTTCACGCCGACCATCGAACAATATCAAAGGGATCTTCTTCGCGGCACTCTCTCCCGAGACCCGAGCGTCTCCGGACAACGTTCGGCAAAGATCGCCTTCGATTGCGAGCTCGTGGGATCCGGCACCGCCGGTACCGCCCCCTACTGGGGAAAACTGATGAAGGCGTGCGGATATTCGGAGACCATAGTCGCATCGACTTCCGTCACCTATAAACCTGCGACCGATTCGATTCCCTCGATGACGCTCGGAGGCTATTTGGATGGCGTGATCAAGCGGATCTGGGGAGCCAGGGGAAACGTCAGCCTCTCTATCGAAGCGGGCAAGCCCGGGATCCTACACTTCGAATTCGAAGGGGCTGATTTCGAGATGGTCGATGGGGCTCTTCTGACAGGGATGTCATATTCAACGATCATTCCTCCGGCCTTTCTGAGCGCAGCGCTTTTGATTGATTCCTATGCGGCCATCGTTTCCAAGGTGGATATCGATACGGCCAATGTGCTCGCAAAAAGGGGAAGCATTAATTCCCCTTCAGGTTTTTTGAGCACACTCATCACCGGCCGGAATCCCAAAGGTTCTCTCGATCCTGAGCTTGTCACCGTGGCGACCCTTGATTTTTATGGCAAATGGAAAACCCCTGGAACTCTGGGGGCGCTCTCTCTTGCCGCCACGGGTGCAGCGGGCAACATCGTGACAATCACCTGCCCGAAGGTGAGATATGCGGCCATCGCCGATGGAGATCGCGGAGGCATCCGGACATTGGGAATCGATTTTCAGCCGTGTCTGAATACGGGTGATGATGAGATCGCGATCGCGTTAACATAGTCGAAGCAGACTTGATCAGCGAAGCAGGAGGAGAACATGTTGCGAGACAAAATTCTTGAGTATCTTCAGAAGGACCGGCGTCGATCGATGGAGATCCCCGAGCTCGACGAGACGATCTATTTTACGCCGGTCACGGTCCTCGAGATGGAAAAAATCATGACCCTTTCGGGTGGCGGCGCAAGTTCAAAAGATTTTCATGTCCATACGATCATCGAAAAAGCCGAGGACTCCGAAGGCAAGAAGGTCTTTACGGTCGAGGACAAACCCTATCTCGAAAAGATGGATTGGGCAATCATCAGCCGGATCTCAAATGAGATCCAGAAGGTGATCCCGTTTGCAGAATTAAAAAAAAATTAGAGGATGATCCATTCCGAAGAAACCTCTTTGCCCTGGCGGACAGGAAGAAATGTTTTGTGAAGGATCTCTACGATCTCACGATCGAGGAATTAAATGAATGGATCGCCTTTTATAGCCTCCAAAAAGAGGAGGCTTGATTACACAGATTAAAGAACACGATTACACGGATTAAGAAATCGGTGTAATCAGCGGAGCGAAGCGAAGCATGGCAGGGATAACATTAACCATCGATGTTGACGACAAAGGCACCGTCAAGGTCAAGCAGTTCGCCGACGAATCGAAAAAGGCCTTCAAAGAAATGACCGACGGCCCGAAGCAGGCCCAGGGCCCGCTCGCCTCGCTTCAGGAAGGCTGGATCGGGATTACCGCCAAGGTTGCCATTGCCACCGCTGCCTTCTATGCCGCCAAGAGAATGATCTACGATACCGCCAAAGAGATCGCCTCCGCAGGAAACGATATCCAGAGAATGTCTCGCAACTTCAATATGTCCACGGACGATCTTCAAAAATGGTCCTATGTCGCTCGAATGGCAGATGTAGACATACAGGGGTTCGGTGAGGCCTTTAGATTTCTTACTCGTTCTATGGGTGAGGCACTTCAGGGATCGGGAGATGCGGCCAAGGCATTCAGCATCCTGGGGATCAATCTCAAAGACACTACAGGCAGGACCAAGGATCAGCAGACCGTTATGTTGGAGGTGATTGGATCTCTTGAGAAATATGCCGATGGCGTCAATCGGGACACCTTGATGCTGGCCGTTTTTGGCCGGGGATGGCTGAGTGTGAAACCGCTAATTGATCAAGGCACCAAAGCCATCGAGGAGAATAAAAAAGAAGCTGAAAGGCTCAATACCATCCTCGGCAAAGATACCATTAGGGCTCTCTCAGAATCGGAAGATGCCTTTAAGAGATGGGAAATGACATGGAAGGTGGCGAAAGCTGAAACCTTCCAACCCATGATCACAATTTTTACGAGTATGCTTGAAAGAATCCTGGCTTTGAGGACTGCGTTCAAGGAAGGCGGTTTTAAGGGAATGGTTCAGGATATCCTCGCTGCGCAGGAAGAGCAGAGGATTAATGTCCTTCCTCCTGCGGCATGGACAAAAGAATGGGTGGCCGGATGGAAGCCGCCCTCCAAACCAGAGGCTCCGGAGGTTGGAGCTCAAAAAGAGATCGATATCGTCAAAGAAGTCCAGGCGGCCATCGATGGCGTCATAGCGGCGGAAGAGCTGCGAGGCCAGATCGCAATCGCTCAACATGAGCTTGCAGAAAGCGGCTGGTCTAAAGAAAAAGACATTGTCGCCCAAGTTCGCGAGGAGATCGCAAACCTTGAGCGCGAGACCAATGAATGGGGCGAAGTCACGGTGGGTCGTCAGGAACTTGTTGAAGCAGGCTGGGAAGCCACAGCAAAAGCCGAGGCGGACGCCATTCGAGAGGGCATTGAGAATGCCCGTCTTCTTCATCAAGCCTGGCTTGAGGAATATACCAAGGTCAGCGAATGGGGGACTATCTGGGAAAGCGTTGGCCAAAATATTTCGAACGCCTGGTCATCGAACATGGTCAATATCATCCGAAGCACCGAAAGCACATCCGAGAAGATCAAAAGCTTCTTCCAGAGTATCGGCGATGTATTTCTTTCCACGGTTACCAAGATGATCGCACAATGGCTTATTTTTGGGAGCGTGACAGGCAAAAAAGAGTCGGGCGGAGGCTGGTTAAGTGGCGGACTATGGAGCGGACTTCTCGGTCTTTTCCACGGAGGCGGGATCGTTCCGCATGAAGGCGGAACTCGTTCCGTGCCCGCAGCGGCCTTTGCGTTTGCCCCGAGACTTCATGCCGGTTTCATGCCCGATGAATATCCGACCGTTTTGAAAAAAGGAGAGGGCGTGTTTACTCCCGGCCAGATGAAGGCCCTGGGAGC